CCATTAATTGTAATTTTCATTGTTTCCTTGTTTATAAGTTAAAATTTCCTTGTTTTGAAGTTCCGTGCTTGCAGAAAAACAAGGAAAATCCACAAGCACGGTATATTTTAGTAACCAACTGAATTTCCATTTAATAATAAGATTTCAATTGATGTTCAAGCATCTGTGCTGTATTGTCCAGTAAATCACATTGTTTGCTTGATTAATTCATCATTTGCATCTGTTTTACTCCATGAACTGAATCCAGCTTTCATTAAATCAACATAAATTGATGGGTAAATTCATGATGCAAGAGCAGTTGCATTTGAATTGATTGCATAGAATCTTACTGCTTTTTTATCTGAATTAAGAACATAATCTCTTAATGTTGTTGATTCATATACTGCTTCAAAATCTCATTCGATTCCGAATTGTTGATTGTATATATCAGATACATCTGTTGATCCGAAACATTGAACTTCTGAAAGATTCTTTGATACTGCAATTCTGAAACTTTGAACACATTGTTCTGATGCAGAATCAAGTCCAGCTTCATTACTTGCGAATCTTACACCAGCCATACTTGCAGTGAATGGATTTTCGCTTGCATATGCAGGTGTTTGTGCTGATGCTGTTTGCATTTGCTTTCCAATGAAATCTGCACTGAATTTCATGTATTCAGCAACATTACATGATATTTCAAAGTTGTTTATCATACAATATGGTGCATAACTTCCAGCGATTGGATCATCATCATATATTGTGAATGATGGATGCTCATTGTTTTGTAATACTTCAAAGAAATGTGCATTGATTGAAACTGCTGTTGCTGTCATTGTCCATGTTCCATTTGTTATAGATCATGTAACTGCTTTATCAAAGAAGTAATATTTTGTTGAACCAATAGTGATTATCTTCTTTAATACTCAACCACCACTTTCAACATCTCATCTTGCTGGTGTTCATCCAGATGGCGTTCATGTTACACAATATAATTTTGTGTATTTTCATAATGCACCGAGTAAAAGATATCAAATTGAATCATCTTTAACAATTCATTGAAGATTCAATGTTGATGAATTCTTTGTTGTAAAAGAATCACTTACTGCATCGATTACACCATATCAAGATTCATCTGTTGCAGATTCAATTGATGGTTGTAAAACTCCGCTTTCTTTTGCAATCCAAACTTGTGCAGAAACAGATGTTCATCTTGTTGCTTCTTTACCAAGTCATATTGCTGATGTTCTTCCAATTGTTGCTCACATTTTTTTATAAATAATGAATTAAAATTAATTTTCTTCAACTGGTTCTTCTTTCTTTGAACCAAGCATTTTCTTTGCTTTTCCCAATGCATCAAGCATTGATTTTCATTCAACAACTATTCACCACTTCGGAAATGAATATTTCCTTACACCATTATCGATTTCCATTGTTACATGTTGTTCGATTTCTGGTGCTTTCTTTTCTTTACATCCTTTGCAAGCCATGTCTTTATAAATATGATATAAATTTATTTACTCACAGATACAAATTGGCAACTTACTTCAAATACTCTTATTGGCTCTTGTGTGTTTGCAAATCACCAATTATATCTGAATGTGCATTGCACTGTGTATCAATCATCATTACTCCAAACGATAGTTTCAATTTCTTTGAGTTTCTGCATCATCATATCTGCAACAACTCTCATATTATCTTCAACCGTTGAAATATTTTTCTGAATTCTGTCAATTAATCTTACTGTGTAATTGATTTCTGATTCATAACTGCAAGAATCAAGATATTTTACATTACCATCATTGGGGGTAATGATAATTGCTGGGTAATTGATTCCATCTTCAATTTTGATGTCATGATTATAAACCGCTCAAATTCTTGCATTATCTCATGTTGCGATTTCAAGCATTTTATTATACAATGCATCTCATATTGCTTTGAATGAATATGTTGTTTCTGTCATTATTTATTTAGTTCTAAATCTAAATCTTCTCTTATTATTCTTGCAATATCTCACATATGCTCTGTGTATCATCTTTGCAAATAATATCTTGTTTGTGGATGTTTATTGTTTACGAATTCTCTTAAACTTGCATATGCCAATGGTGAACCAACAACAGCCAATCATTTGCTGATTGCTGTGAAATCATTTGAAATACTTCTTCTTAATGATCATGTTAAATATGGTGCATTCTCTTTTGCTCTGTTCATTATGTATTGTCATATATCAACAAGCATTATTTGAATGGATGCATTTACATTATCATTCATTTTCATTATTTCTTGAATATCACCATGCAAATCTAATTTCATTCGCTTTCTTGAATAATAATTTTGTAAAACTTTCTTAAATTACCATCTCGGCTTTCAATCGATTTTACAATATATGATGTTCCATCAACAGTAATTTTATCTCAAACAACAATTCATGAATAATCGCAATATAATTTTTTGGTTTTATAAACCGTTGCCATGTCAAATCATTCAGCTGTTCCAACTGGCTGGATGTTACAATCAAACGATGCTCATTCTTGATTATATTTTGAAACTCAATGCTCGTTTCTTGTATATCAATAATGTATTGCTGTTTTATTGAGTAATTTCATGAACAGTTTATATTGCCAAATTAAAATTCTTGTATTTATCAATCAAATAACTGAATGAAAAATACATATCATCTGATGATTGTGTGTTTGCTGAATTTCTTGCACCAAATACAATTTGTTCATCTCATAATTTATAAGATGATATTCCAACATGGAATTCTTCCTTTAAATTGTCTGGTAAATATCAACAAGCAACCATCATTTCAAGCATCTTCAAATCATCTGGTAATTCATCAACTCATTCATTGCTTCTGTTATATCATGCAGTGTAATTGATAGTAACAAATCAGAAATCATTGATATTATCAAATTTTTTGAATATTGCTCTTCTTTGCTGTGAAATCATATAATCACTTCCTTTTACTCCATCATAATTTACTCCGTTTATCTTATCAATTGATGCGATTGGTTTATTTTTAAGAAAAATGTTATATCAAAATGAATTGATGTAAATCTTCCTTGCATCAATATCTTCTTCATAAGATCATAAATTAAATGAATCAACTCAACAAATTTTGTTTATTGTTGCATAAGCTGATTGAAGATACATTGTTAATTGTGCATCCTTGCTTGTATCAGCTTCATTGATTCAAAGATATGATTTGAATTGTGATAAACTTGAATACATTATATTTCAGATATGTTAGTAAATTATTTTGATTTCTTTGCTGATTTCTTTTCTTCTTTAACTTCTTCTTTTACTTCTTCCTTTTTAACTTCTTTAAAAAGGTTTGGGTAATTTATTAATATACTTTTTGCATGAACTGTTTCGATTTCTCATCATGCTTTTACTTCAACTCAATCAACGATTTGAGCTTCTTTTGAAATATTCTTAATTTTCATTTCCAATCATTAATAAGTTATAAATTCTCGCACCGCTCAATGAAGAACGGTGCAAGATATTTAAGAACACAACTATAATGTCATGTTAACTCCAAGAGAAACTGTCTTTCAAAGTCCAGCAACTGAATTTGCGATTGCGAATCCGAAGTCCATAGTTGCAACGATTTCGTAACCGTGTCCTGGTTTTTCAGAAAGATATAATTTCAATGGTGAACCAAATCCGTATTGAACAGCTGGCTTATAGATACAAGCGAATGATCCTTTTGTGTTATCTGATGAAGTTGCAGATACAACACCAGTTGAATCAGTTAAAGCTGGGAAATCTCTTGCAACAAGAATGTCGATTCCGAATGCTTTTGCTAATACACCAGCAACGATAGTTGCATTTGGTCAGAATTTGTCCATTGTGATAACTTCTTGTAATGCAAGCATCTTGTTGTAAACATTAGATGGTGCAATGAACAAAAGATTGTTCAAATCTGATTGGTAACCAGCATCGATTCCACCTTTAACTGCAAGTAATGATCCAGAAGTGAATGTTCCAACTGAAACAGCTGTATTTGCAATTCAAACTTTTCTGATACCATTTGTTTGTTGAGCAAAGTATGGATTACCAGTATATGTTCCGTTTACATTTCCAGAAGCAGAAGCAGTTGAATCAGCATTGATAATTAATGCATCAATAGTTCTTCATGCACTTCTGTTGATTCTATCTTTTACGATAGCTTCAATATCAACAACAGAATATTCAACTTCTCTGTATGAAAGAGCAACAGTGAAGATAAATTGTCCTTGTGTGATAGTAACTTCACCAGTAACTGGTCAATTGTTTGCTGGTGTTATAGATGCTGAACCAGTTGTCCATTCACTGTTTCCAGCAAATAAATCAGCTTCTCCAATAACTGGAACTTTTGCTGATATTGGCATGTTATTACCGTGATTTCATGGTAATAAGTTGATAAGTGAAGAATATTTTGGAAGCATGTCCAAAGCTGG